CCAGCAGAGGCGAACTAAGTTATTTAGAAGCCAAAGAACAGTTCGATCGTAAAGTACTAGAAACTGAAGAATACTACAACGGCATTATAAACGTAAGAGTTGGCAGTTCTAAGGCGCTCATTGAATCTCTAAACAGACACCAGTCATAATATACCCTCTTTGTTAAAAGCATTGAGATTGTTCGTAGTAATACGGGCCGTCGGATCTTGCCTGAGGGAAACAAACCAAATGAGTGGGCTCTACTGTGCCATTGTAACCCACGGATAGCTCAAAAGTCGTCGTTATGGCTTAGAGTGTTTCTGCGTTTTAAGCAGTATGTAAAGGGGTAAAGCAAAACCGCCTCTGCCTAGCAATAGGTTATACTATAACGATGCTTTCTGGAAGCGGGGTAATGACTCTGTTTTTATTTTTTGCACTTGGCTGTAACAAGCTAAGTGCGACTGAAAACAGGGTAATAACGTATCTTAACAAATAAGATAAGAAAGTTCAAACGAAATGAAATGAGTTTGACGATGAGCTTTAGCTCTTCGAAAGAATGTTTAAAAAGTTCTACGATTCTTCCCTTTGGAACTTTCCATAGCTTCTTTTGTTTTTTCATTCTTTTCATTAATCGCTTCGTGTATTTCTCTAACTAACGGTACTGTATAACTTAATAAGTCGTCATAGCGAAAACAACCATCAGTATAGATTACCAAATCTATCATAGACTTTCTAAACATTTTTCCTTGTGATTCGTAGCTTTTAATTAGTTGGTTTACGTCTTCAGGGGTTCTTGCTCGAGTGATTTGTTTGTGAAAAAAAAACTTGGATTAAAATCAACTCCGCTTTTAAATGATTTGCCACATTCTTCTGAAGCACAAGTAAAATCAAATTCTCTTGGAATTCCGTTGATATTCATTTTTGCTTGATGTCTGTTTAAAACATCTATAGTTTTTCTGTTGGTATTGCTTAACCAGTCTATTATGTTTTGCATATCAGTAACTTCTACACCATCTGGCATAGTAACTTTAACAATAGCATCAGCAATCAAAACAAAATTAGCCGCCGCTATTTGTTGCATATTGTCACTGTATTTTTCTTGTAAACTAGCGTTTATATTGTCTTTTTGATTTCTAAGTTCTAATAGCATTCTAGCAGTTTCGGTAGTTTTAATATTATTAGCATTTACTGCTGAAAGTGTATTAGGTCGCATTTCGATTATTAGTTCATCAACTTCAACTTCGGTTTTTTCATATATATGAGTAACTTTACCCAAAACAATTTGTAAATCTATTTCATGCATAGCTTGTTTTTTACAATGTGGGCATGTTGTTTCTACAGGAAAGATTTTGTCATAGCTACTAGCTCTACTTGCAAGTAGTATCACATCTACGTCTGGTAAACTAACTTCAGTTGGATCAGTTATATCAGGGCAAACACTTTGAATTAGCTCAAAGATAGCTTGACCGTTGTACAAAGCATCTGGTATTGTTAGTAGCAATTCGTCTTTCATACTCATTGCTCTTACACCTATTTCTCCGTCTTCGCTAAGTATTGGTGGATTTTTCATCCATTTACCTTGAGTAGGCAACCTTACATACAATTCTTTTGTTCTGTAATAACTTTGAAGTGGATTTTCCATAAATTTGTCCTATAAATACAATATATGTGTAAATTTATTTATCACAGTTAAGTAGGTAGTTAATGGCATCAATCGTAATAAACGCAGGCGGTAGACCAATGCAAGTCGATATACCTGACTTTGCAATGGAATCAACACAAGAAAATGTTCTTGAAGGTGTTCAACGACTTGTCACAGCAATAACTGGTTTGTCTGCTAGTAATCAAGGTCAAAGTTCTGGTGAAAAACAAATCGAAGGTGCTGTCGATGATTTAAAAACTTCCTTAAAACAAGATTTGAAAAATACCTATAGTGCCGCAAGAGATTCAAGGTTAGGCAAAGTTATAGGAAACGCTAGTGCTGGTGGAATGATAAAAAGCATGGGTCAGCCTGGTATGATGACCAGTTTTATGAAAACCATTGGACTAGGAGGACTTGCTACATCTTTTGGTATGGTAACAGGACTTGCAGAAAAGATGTCCAGTGTTTATTCTTTTGCAGGTGATGTTGGATTATCCTTTGGTGAAAATGTTTTAGGAACTTCTGAAAGACTTGCTGAAATAGGAATACAGTTAGATACGTTCGGAGATGTTGTTGCAACCAACCTGGGTGCTATGAGAGAACTAGGTGATAGTACAGAAGATGGAAGTCAACGATTCATTGGACTTGTAGAAGACTTTAGGAATACCACAAAAGAGTTTGGTTATTTTGGTATGGCTAGTGGTGAAATGGCAGAGTTTATGGCAGAAGAACTAGACATTAGAAGAAAAAGTATGGATCAAGAACAGTTAAGATTGTACATACAAAATGATCTAAATGATGCTATGGTTGCGAACTTTAAAGAACAGCGAGCAATGGCAAAGGTTACTGGTCAAAATGTTCGTGAAAGAATTAGAGCTCAAATGGCGGCACAAGAAGATGTTAGACTACAAGTTGCCATGCAAAGTATGACTAGTGATCAAATAGAAAATACTAGATCGGCTTTTGGAAATTTAACAAAAGAATTAGGACCTGCTGGAGAAGAAATACGAAATGCTATCATTCAAGGAATAGCTGTTGAAGGTACAGAATACACAACTGCTGGTGGTAGAATGGCTCAGCTAGATACCACTGGAAATATAGCAAAAATGATTGAACTAGGAATTTCTGCTAGAGAATCAGGTGCAAGTCCAACAGAAATAAACAACCAAATGGCACAACTTATTCAAGACTTTAAATCCCAAGCAGACAAACAAACTTTGGTTACACTAGGTTCTGTAGGCGGAAATCAAGACGCTATGAAATTGTTGCAAATGAATCTTGGTATCAATGAAGCTGGAGTACAGATAGCAGAAGGTCGTAACAATTTAATGTCAGAAGAACTGGTACAACGTCAGAAATTTGTAGATGCAATGACGGCATTGACAGCAGAACTTGATGTTCAAAAAGCTACAGGAGCTAATCTAGCAATTAGAAATATATTGAATATAGCTGGCGGTGATGCTAATGATATGGTGCAAGGTGTACGGGACCTAGTAGCAACAACTACTGACATAATGCGAAGTGATATTACCAAAGGCATACTTGATGCTGTTAGCACAGCATTTGGAGAAATGACGTTTGGACCATTCTCAAGAACATTTACAGGAAATAATACTGAAGGTGGAAGAGGAGACGCTGAACAGGCTTATGTTCTTGGTGAAGCATTAAAAGCTATAGGTGTACCTGCCGCTGTGTATGCTCCTCTATTGGCTCCTCAAACAGCAATAGCTGGAGTTCAAGGTCTTAAAGAAATGTTGCAAACAACTAGCCCAGATTCTCTAAACGACGATGGTACTTTTAATTGGGATAAAATTGGTGAACAATTATCAGGTATGGCTATCAACGGCACTCAGAAGTTTTGGGACAATATGAGAAATATTCTAGCAGGTAGAACCATTAACTAATTAATATTTGTTAGGTTGACAAAACAAATAAATATATTATAATATAAAAGGAAAAGAGCATTCAATGAGTTGGAAAAAACATTTTACAGTATACGGAGCACAAGGTGCTGATAGCATGAAGCCTAGTAGTGCTAGCAGATTCCAAAGCTGGCTACCAGAAGTATACAGTGGTCAACCAAATCGTGTTGAGCGTTATGCACAATATGATCAAATGGACATGGACAGCGAAATCAATGCCGCTCTTGATATTATCAGTGAATTTAGCACACAAAAAGATGACAACAATCAAAGCCTTCCTTTTAAAATAGATTACAAAGATACTGCCACTGAAAGTGAAGTAAAAATACTAGAACAAACACTACAACAATGGTGTAATTTACAAGATTGGGATAAACGTATTTTCCGTATGTTTAGAAATACAATCAAGTATGGAGATCAATTTTTTATTAGAGATCCAGAAACATGGGAATTGTATTATGTAAATCCAGTTGATGTTACCAAAGCAGTGGTCAATGAAGCAAAAGGAAAAAAACCTGAGCAGTATATTGTTAAAAACATTGATGTAAACATGCAAGAAAAAACTGTTAGTAAACCTGTACAACATGCACAAACATATGGCACAGTTAACAGTATGATGCGTGGTCAAACTATTGATAAATCTGGTTATGGAATGTCTTCAGGAGATTACAGTAACTCAATGGGAACTTTGCAAGAATACACAGTTGATGCTGAACATATAATACACATGGGTATGACAGAAGGCATGGACGGTAATTGGCCGTTTGGTAGTAGTATACTTGATCCAATTTTCAAAACATACAAGCAAAAAGAACTATTAGAAGATAGTATTATTATCTACAGAGTACAACGTGCTCCGGAACGTAGAGTGTTTTATGTTGATGTAGGTAATATGCCTCCCAACAAAGCTATGGGTTTTGTAGAACGTGTTAAAAATGAAATACATCAAAAACGTATTCCAAACAAAACAGGCGGCGGCACAACTATTATGGATGCGGCATACAATCCGTTATCAATTATGGAAGATTACTTTTTTGCACAAACTGCTGAAGGTAGAGGATCTAAAGTTGAAGTATTACCTGGTGGAGAAAACTTAGGTCAGATTGACGACTTGCGTTACTTTACTAATAAAATGCTTAGAGCATTGCGTGTACCTAGCAGTTATTTGCCAACAGGACCTGATGATGGAACAGCAAGTTATGTAGATGGCAGAGTAGGCACAGCATTTATTCAAGAGTACAGATTTAATCAATACTGTATGAGATTGCAAGCCGCTATTGCTCCTACAATGGATAAAGAGTTTAAGCTGTTTATGAAGAACAAAGGACTTAGTATTGATGCTAGTCTATTTGACTTACAATTTGTAGAACCACAGAGCTTTAGTCAATACAAAGAAATTGAAGTACATGCCGCGAGAGCAAATGTATTTGGTGGATTAGAAGGTGTACAGTACATGAGTAGACGCTTCTTAATGGAGAAATATTTAGGTCTTACTGAAGAAGAAATACTTAAAAACGAGCGTATGTGGGAAGAAGAAAACGTTAGTGGAACTACACCAGATGCAGATGCAATGCCAGGATTAGGTAATGTAGGTGTACGTGGATTTGATGTACCAGATGGTGCAGGTGCAGATATTCCAATGGATGCACCAACTGATGCAACAGAAGAAGGTGCAAGTCCAATTAGTGGAGAAGAAGCGGCACCAGGAGGAGATGAAAGTGCGTAGTAAAGACATTTTAAAAGAGTATTATGACGCTGAAAATGACGATTATAACAATAGAGAAATAGATGATGTCCGTAAAAAAAGACTTACACTAAAGCATATAAATCGTCTAAGAAAACAAAGAGAAGTGCATAATATCGAACATGCTACTAGAATAGAACGCATTAAAAAGATATATGCAAAACCCCCGGCACAGTAATTTTTCAGGCAAAATTTACTTATCTCAGAGAGATATTCATAAAATACCCATTTTTTAGGCATTTTACCAAGCAAAACGTCTTGGTATGTTAAATATAGATGTAAACCATCTTGGTAAGCCTGTAATTTTTTAAGGAGAATGATATGAGCGAACACAAGGAATCTTTAGTAAAGGTCCTCGAGTATATCGTAAATGATGAACAAGATAAGGCGGCTGATCTACTACATAATGTATTTGTAGAAAAAGCTAAAAATCATTGGGCATCTCTACAAGAGAATGATGAAATTGTAGAAGACGAGATTAACGACGAAGACCTAGACGAAACTATCGATCTTGACGAAGCTGACGATGATTCTAAGGACGAAGCAGAAGTAGAAGAAGCAATTGATGCCTCTGATGCTGAAGAAGATTTCCTTGATGACATTGAATCAGCCGAAGAAGAGATTGACCAAGAAGAAATCATGGACGACGAGGACATGGAAGAACCAGAAGCTGAAATGGAATTAGCTATGGACATGGATCCAGAAGCAGATGATGCAGAAGACATGGGCGACGAAGCTCCTGCCGATGCAGAAGAAGCAATGGACAATGTAGAAGATGCTATTGCCGAACTTAGAGCCGCATTTGCAGAAATGCAAGGTGAAGAGCCAGGTGATGAAGAGCCAGAAATGGACGACGAAATGGAATCAGTAGCAACTGAAGAAGTGGAAGCCGTTGAAGAAGGCGCTTCAATGAGTGCAGTTAGTGTATCACACAGTGATGGCAGTGACAGCGGTAAATCTCCAGTAGCAGGAAATGCTAAAGCACCTAACGATGCTAAAGCACACTCAATTGGCGGTGGCGAAGAGAAGGGTAGACCTGCTCCAACTGCTAAACCAATGGGAGTAGCTGGTCCACAAGAAGCTGGTGATCCAAGCCCGGCGCCAAAGGCAAAAGACGAAAAAGTAAAGTCTGAAAGCCCAATGAAAGGCGTAAAGTAATATGCTAACCTCGCTAAAAGAACACTTAACATATAATCAAGCTAATATCACTACAGAGTCAGTAGATGAAGACAGTGGTAAAAACTTGTACATGAAAGGTATTTTTATCGAAGGCGATGTTAGGAATCAAAACAACCGTATCTATACAAAAGAGGAAATTCATAAAGCTGTTAAAGCAATTAATGAAAAAATCAAAAATGGATATAGTGTATTAGGTGAAGCCGATCATCCGGATGACCTCAATATCAATTTAGATCGTGTATCACACATGATCACACAAATGGGTACTGAAGGCGCAAATGGAATCGGTAAGCTGAAAATATTGCCAACACCAATGGGGAACATTTGTAAAACTCTATTGGAAAGTGGCGTGAAACTAGGCGTGTCAAGCCGAGGCAGTGGCAATGTTAACGAAAGCGGAATAGTAAATGATTTTGAAATCATTACAGTCGATATCGTAGCAAATCCAAGTGCTCCAGATGCTTATCCCGATCCAATCTATGAAAGAATTATGAATCATAGACGGGGTAATGTGTTGATGGATGTCGCTGAAGCAACTAGACACGACCATGGCGCACAACGTTATCTCCAGGATGAGGTAACAAATTTTATTAAAAACCTGAGATATAGGAGAGATTAATATGGCTCATGCAATGGATGAACTATTAAACTCAAGTACGCTCTCCGAAGAAGTCAGATCTTCAATTTCTGAAGCTTGGGACTCGCAACTAACGGAAGCACGTGACGCAATCACTGCTGAACTTAGAGAAGAATTTGCTGGACGTTATGAAAATGACAAAGAGCAAATGGTCGAAGCTATGGATAAAATGATTGGTGATGTTATTGGAAAAGAACTCGAAGAGTTCAAAGAAGATAAAGCAAAAGTCAACGAAGATCGTGTATCTTATCGCAAGCACATGAAAGAACATGCAAAAGTTCTTGATAAGTTTGTGATGGAAACACTTGCGAAAGAAATTGATGAACTTCGCAATGATAGAAATGCTCAAGACGCAAACATGTCCAAATTGGAAGGTTTCGTCATGAAGCAACTCACTAAAGAGCTTAATGAGTTTCATGAAGACAAACGCTCACTAGTTGAAGCTAAAGTCAAAATGATCAAAGAAGGCAAAGAGGTTATTAATCAAACTAAACAAGACTTCATTAAAACAGCCGCAAAGAAAGTAGAAGGCATAATGGAAAATACCATTAAGTCAGAACTTAATACATTGCGTGAAGATATCAAAACAGCCAAAGAAAATACTTTTGGACGTAAGATATTTGAAACGTATGCCGCTGAGTTTATGTCAAGCTACCTCAACGAAGGAACAGAAGTTTCTAAGTTGAATAAAGTAGTTGAAGATCTTAAAGGTGAGATTAAAAACAAAGACAAGGCCATTGCTGATAAGGAAGTAGTGATAGCAGAAAGTGCTAAAGAAGCACGAATTGCTAAAGATACAGCACAAAGAAAGCAAATTATGCAAGAAATGATGCAACCTCTCAGCAAAGATCACAAAGAAATAATGAATGCACTACTTGAAAGTGTTAAAACAGACAAGTTACAAAATGCATTTAACAAGTATCTCCCTTCAGTATTGAAGGAAGACGCTAAAACTACTAAGAAGGTACTAAGTGAATCTAATACAGAAGTCACTGGAAACAAAGCCGAAGCCTCAGCATCAGCTGATAAGCAAACAGCTGATATTGTTTACCTTCAAAAATTAGCCGGTATAAGTTAAGGAGACCTAAAATGGCAGACAATTTAATGGAAAATTGGAGCGAAACTAAAACAGCTCTAACTGACGGTCTTACTGGAACGAAAAAGCAAGTAATGGAAACAACACTTGAAAACACCAAGAGCTACCTCTCAGAGGCGGCAACTGCTGGTGCTACAGGTGCTGGAAACATTGCGACCCTTAACAAGGTTATCCTTCCAGTGATTCGACGTGTTATGCCAACAGTTATTGCCAACGAGATCGTTGGTGTACAGCCCATGACAGGGCCTGTTGGACAAATTCATACTCTGAGAGTACGATACGCAGAAACTTTTGATTCAGCTACTGCAGGTGATGAGGCACTAAGCCCATTCGCTATTGCAACTGGATATTCAGGTAATGCATCAACCAACGCTGGTGAAGCAACATCAGCACTTGAAGGACTAGGTGGCAAGAAAATGTCAATCCAAGTTCTCAAGCAAACTGTAGAAGCTAAAACAAGAAAGCTATCTGCACGTTGGACATTTGAAGCGGCTCAAGACGCCAATTCAATGCACGGCTTGGACGTAGAAGCAGAAATCATGCAGGCACTAGCCCAAGAGATTACTGCTGAAATCGATCAAGAGATCATTGCTAGCTTGACTTCACTTGCAGGTACAGCGGCTGATACATATGCACAGGGTTCTGTGTCAGGTACAGCTACTTTCGTAGGTGATGAGCATGCCGCTCTCGCAGTTCTTATTAATAAGAATGCAAACACTATCGCCGCAAGAACAAGACGTGGCGCTGGTAACTGGGCAGTAGTTAGCCCAACAGTACTAACAGTACTACAAAGTGCTACAACTTCAGCGTTCGCAAGATCAACTGAAGGCGCTTTTGAAGCACCAACAAATACAAAATTTGTAGGTACTTTGAACGGCACAATGAGAATTTATGTAAACCAGTATGCGGCTAATGATGACGTACTAGTTGGTTACAAAGGTGCAACAGAGACAGACGCCGCGGCGTTCTATTGCCCATACATTCCGTTGATGTCAAGCGGTACAGTACTTGACCCAGGCACATTTGAGCCAGTAGTTAGCTTTATGACCAGATATGGTTATGTAGAGCTTTCAAACCAGGCTAGCTCACTTGGTAACGCGGCTGATTACCTCAGCAAAATTGCAGTTACTTCTGGTCAACTTGCATTTACCTAATAGGTATTTTGAAAGAAAACGAAACAGGGCCTTTATGGCCCTGTTTTTGTGACTACTGTGAATAAATATGTATAGCAGGAGATCGATACATGGCAACAAATTTCAAACAAGATATTAATGTTACCGGTACTATAAATGCGACTACTTTTAATGGAGATGGTAGTGGTTTATCTGGAATTGGTGGAACCAGCCTTCAAGTTAAAGATGAAGGTTCTCAATTACCTTCATCAACCGCGATATTAAATTTTGTTGGAAGTGGTGTAACAGCAACAGGTACAGGAACAGAAAAAACAATTACAATAGCAGGCGGAGCAAGCTATAACAACAGTGATGTAGACACACATCTAAACACAAGTACAGCAACAACAAACCAAGTATTATCTTGGGATGGCGCAGATTATGACTGGGTAGCTCAGTCAGGTGGCGGCAGTTATAGTAATAGTGATGTAGACACACATTTAAACACAGGCACAGCTACAACTAATCAAGTTTTATCCTGGACAGGATCAGATTATGACTGGGTAGCTCAGTCAGGTGGCGGTGGTACAATAGCAGGACTTACAGATGTAGATACAACTGGAGTAGCAAATGATAAAATTTTAAAATATAATAGTACTTCAAGTAAATGGGTAATAGCAGATGATGCTACATCTGGCGGTGGTGCTTTAGGTGATCTTAGTATATCAGCAAGCACAATGAGCAGTAGTGGTACAACGGTAACTATTGATGATAACTTAGTTGTAACAGGTACAATTTCAAGTACTCAAGCAGGTGCACCTGTGTTAACAAGTGCTTCTTCTATATCATTACAAGCAACTACTAAAACAATTATTTCTAATACTCCACTACAACTACATAGTTTTACAACTACTGCAAGAAATGCACTTACTAGTGCAGATGGAGATATGATTTATAATAGTACAACAAACAAATTCCAAGGTTTTGCAAACGGATCCTGGGTAGATTTACATTAAGGAGATATAAATGGCAAGTTTTCATTATCAATTAGGTACATTTACAAAAGAACAGTATGATGCATTAGATGCTAGTTTGCGTGATCCAGATGATCCAACATATGTAGCAAGAGAAGTTTCACAAACTGATGGTATTTTACACAGTCCTACAAGAGGTGTATTTTGGTTAAGTGAAGAAGAAGCGGCAGAACTAGAAAAAGATCCGCAAATTGAATTTCTACACAAAGATCCAGATAGAAATCCTGAAGATTTCCCACAACCTCCTGCTGAAGATATGATTATGGTAGTAGAGCAATCGTATAGATACAATGAACCTGTTAAACATCGAAATTCTTATACTAGTACAAGTTCCTTTCCTACAAGTCCAGATGCTACTGATTTGCGTAGATGCGGATATCAATTGTTGAGAACAACTAGAGAAAATGGTCCTAAAGCAAAAAGAGACATATGGGCAAGTGATACAACAACTACAACAGCTAATATTAAAAAATACGGTACAGGAAAAGATGTTGACTGCGTTATTGTGGATAACGGTACTTGGATTGGACACATAGAATTTATCAACAATAGACCAGCAAGTGAATCACCACAAGACTATGTTGGTGGAAATGTTTTACCAGGAAATGGTATTTGTGATTGTTTAGATATGATACTTGATAGTCCTTACTATATAGATCCAGATTGGTTTAATGCCGCTCCTGCTAGTAGACTAAAAACTAGATGGGATGGAACTACAATACCTACAGAAGCAGAAGCAAAATCTTGGTGGTCAAATACAAGTAATAGAAGTGCCGCTTTTGCCAGCTATGGAACTGTTACAATATCTAATAACTATTCAAGATTAAACTGCAATGGAGATTACAATAGCAGTCCTTACGAAATAAACGGAATACACCATAGTACACATGGTACTCAATGTGGAAGTCAGGTTTATGGTAGAACACATGGTTGGGCGTATAATTCTAATAAATGGGTTATAGATGCATTCAGTTCGAAAGGGGTAGGACTTTCAAAAGTTTGGGATATTCAAAAGATATTTCACCAAGCAAAACCTGTAAACCCGAAATATGGCACAAAAGATCCAACAATCAGTTCAAACAGTTGGGGGTATAGAACTAGCCCACCTAGTAGTGGTTATACTTTTCATAGAAGTAGTCATGGTGGCACTGGAGTAGCCTACAGTACACACAATACTAGACAAAGATTTTGTCGTTATGTAGGCAATTATGGGGATAGTGGAACTCGAATGAAGAGTGAGATGAGGCCTAATTCTATGGTCACTAGTGCAAAAGAATGTGTGGAAGCTGGAGTGCTTGTAGTTACCGCCGCAGGTAATGGTAATCAAAAACAAGTACATTGGGATCATCCAGATTATGACAACTATTGGCACTCCGGCAGTACAGGACATTTTGGTGATGGAATAGTTACTTTCAACGGCGGGTATCAGGTAAATCCAACTACTAACAGACCAGGATTTCCACAAAATGTAGGAGCTACTTTTGGAGATCCACAAAGTTATACAATACAAGTTACAGCTGGTTCAGGTGTATATACAATGACTGGTACAGACAGACTTGGTAGTGTAAGTGGTGATAATCCAACAATTACAATTAATAGAGGTGATACAATAAATTTTGTTGTTAACGCAAGTGGTCATCCATTTTATATTAAAACTAGTGCGGGTGGTATAGGAACTGGAGATACAGTACAATATCCAACAGCAACTGGTAACGGAACAGAAAGTGGAACAGTTATTTGGTCGCCTAATCAACGTACACCTAGTTCGCTTTCAGGTGCAAGTTTTAAGTATATTTGTCAGTATCATTCAAGTATGGTAGGAACAATAACTGTTCGAACCGGCAATGTAACTAAACCAACAATAAACATAGGTGCATTAGACGATCAGTATGCTACAGGAACCAAAGAAAGAAAAGTAACCTATAGTGATATGGGTAATGCAATTGATTGTTATTCACCAGCAGACGGAAGTATAGCGGCGACTCCATTAAGTTCTAGTGGCGATGGATATGGTACTGATGTACCAAGATACGATAATACTTATTCAAGTCCATATAACGATACAAATTGGAGTGATGGTACTACTGGTACAGCTGATGAGAGTAGAGATACTAGATTTAGCGGAACAAGTGCGGCATGTCCTAACGCGGCAGGATTAATTGCAACAGTAGTAGAATTCAATAGAAATTGGTCACATACAGATATTAAAACATGGCTTGCAACACTACAAAATCAAGATACAACAAATGATTTTTATGATGGTGCGGAAGATACTGGTGCTGATGATATTGGACATTCTGATGTTAATAAATTGCAAGGTTCAACACCTAGAGTACTATATCAAGGTGGCACATATAGTCATACCACAAAAGAAACTACATCCAAGGAACTTAAAATGTCTTCTAGTATAAGCATCACAGGATCAATAGGACTTTCAAGAGAATGAAAGAATATGTTGTAGTTTTAAAACGAGACGCAGACCCATCAGATTTTCAAGCTGATATGACTCAAACTACTGGTCGCAGTGATAGCACTAGTGCAGGTTTACCATACAGCATTCCTAGTAGAAGTATTGATATTGCAAACCCAAGATTAAAGAGTAAACGTAGTACACATTATGCACTAGAAGATAATGAAGTTGAACAAATAAAACAAGATCATAGAGTAGTTGATGTACACATACCACCAGACCAAGATGAAAGTATAGAAATTGGGTTAGATGCAAGACAAGATGCTAACTTCCAAAAACCCTTCTATAACAATCAAAATCTAGCTTTTGTTAATTGGGGATTGAGACGTTGTGTTGAAGGTACAAATGTATATGGCTACTCTACAGCAGATCCTGGTGGATTTTATACCTACAACTTAAATGGCACAGGAGTTGATGTTGTAATTCAAGACAGTGGATTGCAAACAGATCATCCTGACTTTTATGATGCAAGTGGGGTATCAAGAGTACAAAACATTGATTGGTATACAGAAAGCGGAGTAGCAGGAACTCAAAATGCCAATCATAACAGAGACTTTGATGGACACGGAACACATGTTGCAGGAATAGCCGCCGGTATTACTTACGGTTGGGCTAAAAATGCAAGAATATATCATGTAAAGGTAAGTGGACTAAATGGTAGCGGTGATAGTGGTACAGGTATACCAGTAAGTGATTGTTTTGATGTAATCAAAGGTTGGCACAATAATAAACCAAATGATCCATTAACTGGAATAAAAAGACCTACTATAGTAAACATGAGTTGGGGATATGGAACATATGCTAATAATGTCACAACAGGTGGTTCATATAGAGGAGCATCTATTACAGGCTGGACTGGTACAGGTAGAGATACCAGTGTTGGGATTGTAGGTAGTCCCAGATATAGTGGTAGCACATTTTTAGGATATAGACATGTAAATAGAGTATCAAGTGTAGATGCTGATGTACAAGAAATGATAGATGCTGGAATACATGTATGTATTGCCGCAGGTAATAGTTATCAAAAAATTGATGTACCAAGCGGAACTGATTATAATAATTACTATGTTAATAATTTTGGTAATAGATATTATCACAGAGGAGGATCACCTTTTGATGATGAAGCAATAGTAGTTGGAAATGTAGATTCTATTGTTGATGGTGGACATGGTGGAGTAGAACAAAAAGTAAGTAGTAGTGAAAATGGTCCAGGAGTAGATATATACGCACCAGGTCAAAATATAGTGAGCACATGTAGTACAACTAGTAGGTTTACCGGTGGCAATTATCCACCAAACACATCATTTAAAATAACCACTTTAGGTGGAACTAGTATGGCAAGTCCTCAAGTTTGTGGTGTAGGTGCTTTGATACTACAAACAAATCCGCACATGACACCAGCTGAATTAAAAGCATTTATTATAGGACAAAGTGTTGGAAGTATGTTACATACAACCGGACTAGATAATGATTATGCTGATTCTAGAAGCATTAAAGGTGGTAACAACAAATACATGAAACATCCTTTTCCAAGTGAAGACGTTTTTAAAGTTACACACAGTTGACAAAATTCAATTATATGCTATAATTTAAGTAGTTCAAAAATGAGGAATTCAATGGAATACAAGTATGGTATCGAATATGAACCGAGAGTTGAAGATCCGGTGATAATTCGAAAGTTTGA